GTGAGGAGGGTAAAGACATACCCATGTTCTTCGAAGAATTTACGATACCGATTGCTGCGCATAGCAGATATTCCATGCCCGCGCATTTCTCCGACAGGGGACGTTCCCTCAGCTGTTTGCAAAACTTCGCTAAATTGGATAGTCTGTCGGCCACCTCCGAGATATTCAGGTCGTTGTAGGCGAGCGTCCGAGGATCGGACGCCGAGGTATCGGAGATATTCAGTGTATCTTGATCCATAACGCGCACGTGCCTCCTGATAGCGCTGTAGTGCCATAGCCTCGCGAAGAGCGTTGATGGTTATGGCTGAAGCATCAGACAGGTCCGCAAATATCTGCGGACGGTTACCGGTTCCGGTGTTGCCTGCACTTTGGAGACGGAGATAGGTCTGGAGCGTGTCTGCTCTGAGGCTTGGGGTTGAACTGAAGTCATCTGCGGCAATGGTGCCGACGCCAGTGTTGTTGCTAGATGCGCTGCCAATGCCGACATTAATGCCAGTGACGGGCGCGAGATCGCCCAGCGGAACAGTAATTGAAGCACCTTTGCTCTCCCATGGTCTGGCGGAAGTGAAGTAGTCTTTTTCCCATGCCGCGAGCGCCAGTGCCGTAGCAGTAGTAGTGTCAGGGCCTGACGTCGTGTCGATAGTACGCTCCGTAACAAGGTCTGCATCGCGGTACCACTCGTTAAAGATTAGCGAATACCCTCTGAATGGTAGTGCCGAGACTTCAATGTTGTTAACCTCGGTTGGAACACCAAGGTAATCTGCCAAGCTGCCGATCGCAGCTCCGGTTCCCCCGCCGATCGTAATGGTGGGGAATACAGAAGCGTCCAAGCCGTCGGGGCCGCCTGTGATAAAATCCTCCCAGTCATCCCATATGAGACGGTGAGGGACGAACCAATGATGCACCTGTACGCGAACGGGATGCATGACAGGAGCGAGAAGGGGCATTGTGCGCAGAAGTAGGTTGGTTGCGTGTTGGATCGTATCACCTGGAAGGACCTCCGTGAGACCAACGGGTACAATTTCACCGAGACCGCAGGATAGCAGTTTATAGTGAGACAGTGAGAACTTATTCCGCTTCATAGTGTTTTCCCTCGTCTGTAGAGCTTATAGCGTGCGATAGAGTTTGTAGTTTTCCCGTGGTTTGCCGATAAGATTAGCGATTTGAATACCTCCTTTTTCTGGCCAGCCGGCGCAATAGTTTCCGTAGCTGTTCGCACCGGGAGCAGTTTCTCTTCCATTTTGGAGAGGACGCGGTTAGATACTTTTTCAGGTAAGCCAACGTGTTTTCTCAGCTGCCTTTTGAGGTACTTTCCAAGGGGCCAGGATTTGGGGCCGTGTTTGATCTGCCCTGGGACGTCGTCATATTCTCCCGGCCTATCTCCGAAGTCGTGGTGTGAGAGCAGTTCGGAAGCAAGATCAGGAATGATAAGAGCACCAATCCCTGGACGGTTTGACATACGCGCGAATTCTGGGTGTCTGCCTTGTAGTCTTTCATCGTCTTCTCCAGTCATTTTCTTTGTGACATAACCCGAGATATACGACGCACTGAACGGGTTTAACTCCCCGAGCATTATGTTTCCATAGCCCCACGCTTTCTTAACGATTTCACAAGTTGGACAACAAACGATGCGGGATTTCGAATAGCGAGATAGCCCGAAGGTGCAATTTGGATAACCAAAAATCGCCGCGTGGTAATGCGGACGCTGTGTTTGATCACCATATTCTCCGACCAGATAATAACGGATACGAGCGGGTGCAATAGCCTTTCTGAAGCGTTTGAGAAACGTAATAGCATGGCGAGGAACAAGTGAGAGATTTTCCGGTAGATGCGTATCATCATAAGTGAGCGTAACAAAAGTGCTTTCCGCATGGCTCTTCGCCTCCAGAGTTATACGGTGGGACCAGATGCGTTTACGGTTGATGCGGCACGGCAGGCATTGGCCGCAGCCGAATGCCTGCCATCCTATGACATATGGATTAATGCAGTTCATTTACATCCGAACGCCAATCCGCATACGGCCGGCCCGGCCGCGACGACGCGAGAAAGATTTACGACCTCTGCCGCGAGCACGGCGGCGAGAACGACCGCGAAAACGACGCATGTTATGATCTCCGTAGTTGTCATGGTTAAGCTTCCTCCAAGGTTCTAATCGCCATACCAGTCTTCATAGTGCCGGCGTCGGCGAAGCCCGTTAAGCACCTTTTTCATTCCTGGGTGCGAGTTCGTGTATAAATCCGCGATGATATTGGCAAGGCCCATAGCAGAGCCTGCGAATTCTCCATACCGATCTTCGTAGCTTTGAGCGTCTGAGAAACGGGGGTTTGTTTTGTAAGGTACTCCGAACGACAGGTTAGGCATAAACTGAGGCATCTCGATTTTGTGCCCGTCCGGAGCAACGACCACGCCAGGGAGCGGGCCAGCCGTTTGGCCCTGGCCGTCGATAAGCGTAGTGCCGCCACCGGGTAATGGGGGCGACCGTGCGATTTCAGTATTGATGCGGTTGATATTTGCCCTGAGGAGCTCGTTCTCGAGCCCAATTTTTTCAGTTGCCAGCTGGGCAGCGGCTCGAGTTGTGTGATCCTGATTTTGCGCTGCCGCGCGATCCAGGTTTTGACCGATTGCAGCGAAGTCGGGCATTCCGCCGAGGCTTTGCGGGGCGTACGACGTAGCTTGGTTTCCAAGGGCGTAGATCGGGTGTATTCCAGCTTTTTTCGCATCTGCCACTTTCCATTGAATAGAATTTTGAGCGAATTGTTTTTGTAGCTTCTCGTTCGATTTGTTATTGAAGTAAGACATTCCGGCGCCGATTAATGCGCCTCCGATTTGACCGAGCATTGTGTGACCTCCGTTGTAATGATCGAGAGGGAAGGACCGTTGGTCCCTCCCCCTCGCGCTCCCCTACCCCCTGCAAGATACGTCCGACCAGTAGTTGCGGCGCCGGGGCGAGCGGGCACCCTTGCCGGTTCTCTTGAGGGCGTGGAGGACTTCTCTCCGCTGTTTCCTGCGTATGCAGAGCAACACACGATTTGGAGCGCGGAAGCCGATTTGATGGGCGGGGCCTGCTACAAGGGCCCGCGCTGACCTGAGGAAGGCCGCTGGCGGGCGGTAGCGCCCTTCGGGGTGGTACCGGCGCCGATCTTCATATTCCTGCCAGGGCGTGCTCCTGACGGGGACTTGATCGAGGCCGGTGTGTTTGAGTGCTGCGAGGTCGCTGAGACCAGAGGTATGAGGCAGCACAGAGTTGGGGTTGGGGTTGTAGGTGGGGTAGGACTTGGGCTGTAGCGATGGGCTAGAGGCATCGCGCTGCCTGCGACCTCGCTTAGCCATGTCCGTCCCCCTTTGGTGTCACCTAGACCAGTGACTATCAAGTAAGGGTCACTGGTACGGTGATTTGGGGACGGAGTAAAGAGCCTCCGGCGGGCGCTCACCAGGGATCATAATCCCCGGAGCCGCCGGGGCCGCTGAGGGTGCGCGGCTCCGGGGATCATGATCCTCCTCGCCGCGCGTAAAAAAAAAGTTGCCCGTGGTGAGCGGGCAACAGTTAGTCCAACGTGCTACCTTGGGGGATAGCCCTTATTTCTTAACAGGTTTCTCCTCTTTCAGCAACTTGTCGACATCCTCCTTTGAAGCACTCGCGAGAAAATTTCGCATCCGAGTAGAAAAGTCGGTTTTGGGCGGGTCATCTTCCGGTTTAGGATCCTCAGGCGTGGGAGGGGTCGCGACACCTTTCGGGGGCGTTGGGGTCTGGCGCGAAGCGGGGAAACCCCTCCCACCCACCCCGTCGAGGTCCACCATCTCGTAGGGTGTAGGCGGCTCAACCGGGTCATCGGGTATATCGAAGTCGTCTGCCTCTTCGAAGGTTTCAGCACCCGCCATCTCCGCTTCCATTTTGAGCCTTTCAGAGCGAACCATGTCGCGGACGCGATCTGCGATTGATTGCTGTTTCTTGTATCCGATTTGCGGTGCCATCGGCTTCGGGTTTAGTTTCTCACGGCCCTCTTTCGTAAGCCGCTTCTCTTTCTTCTGACGTGCTGTAGCCATTTTATCCTCCGTTTGAGATATTAGAAAGGATACTCCGACCTGGCCGGAGTATCCTGTTTAGTTTGAGTTAATAGATATGCGAGCTTCCAGTTGGCGCTACCATTCTCCGTGCCTGCATTGAGTGATTAGCCATGATATACAGATAATCCACGCCTTCAGTAACAGGGAAGATGCGCGTGGTAGGTGTGCAGGTTACGAAGTCAGAGTTTAGCGCGGGGTCCGACGCAAAGATACGGGCCATGTGCCAGAAGTCTAGCGTGGTGTCCCTGAATTCTCCTGCTATAGAGCTTTCTGTCCTCCTGTATTCGTCGTAGCGATCTTGGAAGCCGAACGAGCCGTTCGGGCTTGCGTGGGCCGCGTAGAGTTCCTTGTTGAGGATTTCTTGCTGGCCGATGTGCTGGAGTTCCTGTTGCCAATAGTCTTCTTTCGTTCTCCGGTTCCAATGCCGAGGAAGGCCATTTCCGTATATTGTTTTTGGACGCACGGTGAGGAGGGTAAAGACATACCCATGTTCTTCGAAGAATTTACGATACCGATTGCTGCGCATAGCAGATATTCCATGCCCGCGCATTTCTCCGACAGGGGACGTTCCCTCAGCTGTTTGCA